GTCTTGAACTTTGGATACCACATCCAAGCGGCGCATTATCTGGCGATGACTGGTGCCGCTGATTTTGTTTTCGTCGCGGTCGAGCGCACCGCTCCTTACGCCGCCGGAATCTATCGCCTTGATTCGGAATGGTTGCAGGCCGGCGAGAACATGCGGCGCAAGGCGATCACGTTGTTGCACGAATGCCAGGCACTCGATAAGTGGCCTGCGTATCCAACATCTACGCAAACTCTTTCATGCCCAAAGTGGGTGTTAAACAAGTCGGAAAACTAAATCAATAAATAAGTATTATGTTCAAAGTCAATCGACAGGATGGTGCCGCGCAATTCATCAACACCGAGGGCGATTTCGTTGTCACGGTCAGTAAGGTGGAGGAGGCGCTGGACAACAAGGGTCGCGAAGTGTGCAAGGTGACGTTCAAGACCGATGACGGATCCTCGACCAGCGACCGGTTCATCAATCAAGAGAACACTTGGTTCCGGGTGAACCAGTTGGTTGCTGCGACCAACCACAATGTCCCCGACGGGACCGAGGTGGATTTCCTCGGCAAGAAAGGAAGCTTTGGTGAGTTCGTGAAATCGATGGTCGGGTTGAAGCTAATCATCGTTGCTCGTTTTGAGGAGTACGTTGACCAAGCTGGCGAGAAGAAGAAGATCATCCGGGTGAAGAACATGAAGGCTGTCGCTCCGGTCGCTGCTGAAGATAACTTGCCGTACTAAGTGATCAGGAGGGGAGCGCATTCCTTTACAACGCTCAATAAATTTTGTATCTATGAATGTAAAACTAGTGGCGATAACAAAGCCGATCGATGATATGTCGGCATCAGACTTCATCTCATATTGCGCGCGTGTCAGCAATCCATCGAACCAGAATAACACCCTGACAAGTCCGAAGTTGTTGGCCTACTGTATCAAGAATGGACACTGGAGCATCTTTGAGCAGGCAAGTTTTACGGTCGAGATAGTGACAAGCAGGGCGATATCTGCTCAGATACTCAGACACAGGAGCTTTTCGTTCCAGGAGTTCAGCCAGCGGTATGCGGTCGCAACCGAGTTCGAGCCGGTTGAACTCCGCACCCAAGATTTGAAGAATCGTCAAGGAAGCGGCGATATGGTTGATGGAGACTATATCAACGAATGTGTCCGCAAGTCTATTGAGTTTTCAATTGATACGTACAATATGTTTATTTCCGAGGGCGTCTCCAAGGAAACCGCGCGCATGGTACTTCCGCTCTGCACGCAGACGACTTTGTACATGACCGGAAATGTCCGTTCATGGATACATTATCTGGAGCAGCGATGCGCCAAGGGTACGCAGAAGGAGCATCGATTGATTGCAGAATCTATCCGCGATGAAATCTTTGCGGTTCAATTTCCAGCAATCCACGAAGCATTGAATTATGAAAAGAACTGATATCAAGATATTGATCGAGGCGATGCGGATTCTATCCGAAGGGATACAGAGCGAGGACGGAGTGGCCAACGCTGCGATTGCCGAGGCTGGACAAAGGCTCCAGGAACAGAATGATTATATCGAGAAATTAGAACGGATTGGTGACGACTTTTCTATTTTAGCCGCCAACCCTGCGATGTATTCGCAAAATCAAGTACTTAAATCTGTCAAAGCATGGGGCAAACTTGAGGAGTCCAAGCCATGAATCACACACCTAGAACCAATGAACGTGTCATCATCAATGACGAAGGAGCATGGGTCAGTGCCGCATTCGCCCGAACTCTGGAGATCGAGTTGGACGCAGCAACCGAGCGCATCAAATTGCTTGAGAACGGATTGATCAAAATGGCGCTCAATAAATTGAACCCGCCGGGAGGATTTCCCTATGAACAAAAGCAGCAAAACAACTGACAAAACCATGTCCGAAAAAACAGTATTCAGCAACTCCATCGACGCGAATCCTTCTTGGCAAAACGGAGGAAAAGGAACGCGAGATAAAGATAGCTTAGAGGTTTCGTGCGAGCTTCATCGCGCGTTCATTAACAAATCTGAAAAGTCACTGACAGATTCAGTCGATTTGCTGGCTAAGGCTATGGATGCGCGTTCTGCTATGGACGTTATGGCGGAGTCGTGGAAAATATCGCATGACGATTTCCAAGCTACCAGCGGCGAGAGACTAAAACAGTTGAGGATGACAAGGATGGCGATGGATTCAGAGATTCGGCAGTTGATGGCATCGCTACGCGAGGTGCGCGAATTCTTTATCGACAAAGACCATGCATCGGAAGTTGCTAGGTTGAAGGAGTTCGTTGATCTGTGCGAACGGCTGAAAGCGTTGAAAGAGTCAGGCTTCCTTGATACCGTGGCTGATACCATGCTTAGGCTTGCGTAGATAGCAGTATGACCGAGAACCCGAAAGAATCGACCATGAACAAAACCAAAACCATCCGGCATACGTTTCCTTGCGTTGAATCGGTGCGTCGAGTTCCGCTATCCGGTGGCCGAGCGGTCACGGTATGGCGCGACAGGACAGCCGACCCGATCAAAGCCGGGTACGACGACGAGGACATCGTGATGAGTTGCATCGCGAACGCCGGCGACGACCTGGACATGATCTGTCAGTTGGCCAAGCTCAAGGGCGTCAAGGCTGTCGAGATCAACTGGCCCGGTGGAACAGGAGCGATCATCCGTAACTGAACAACATCATGGAAGACATCGTTTCAGACACAATCAATGAGCGCGGCAAGATATACGGTGAACCGCACCTGAGCCATTCCAACATCGGGTTGGCTTGGGCAGGACTCATCCAACAGTATTACGGCATCAAACTGCCAGGACCGATGCCATCGCATCTTGTCGAGTTGATGATGGTTGCTTTCAAAATCAATCGCAGCGTCCGTGTGTTCCACCCCGACAACTATGTGGACCTCCGGGCATACGCAGATTTCGCGGAACACGCACAAAAAAACCCAGGTCAAGAGTACAAACCAAAAGCATGAAATATATCAAACGAACGGTAAAATGGAGCGTCACCAGAGAGAAAGAACCACTGTTCGATGAACTTGCAACGGACATCGAGATCACGGACGAAGCGGCTGGTGAATTTGTTGAAGTCAAACAGCACCTCGAAGGAAACGGAAAAATCCAGATCGACCCGGAAGAGTGGCCGGCAATCAGGGAAGCAATCAATTGTGCGGTGAAACTTTGCAGGAAATAATACACATGAAAGAAAAAACCAAAAGCACAGTGATCACAATCGACGCGACCATCCATGAAGAGATGCGAAAGTATTGTGTCGAGAACGGCATTAAGATCGGGTTCTTTGCCAGCCAAGCGTTGAGGGTGGCAATGATTGGAAAGACTCCAGAGGTCAAGGTCGAGTCAGGCGAGTAGCATAAACATCCCGGTCGTCTCGAATGGCGACCGGGATTCAATATCATAAAATTATGAATCTGAGAGAGTACCAAAAGAAAGCAGTTGAGTGGGCCACCAGGTCCGATGGTTTGATCATAGCTCCTGCCGGTAGCGGAAAAACCTGGATAGCGGCATCAATCATCAAGCATTACCACAAGCTGAATCCCGATTGGCTGTTTGGATGGACCGCTCCAACGATTGAGACGTGTCAGCAGGGACGTGTATCACTAAGCGTTGCAGGGATTCCTGATGGAGTTGTTGATATCCGGTGTCCACATGAGTCGGTGGACTTCAGCAAGAAGAACCTGCTCATAGTTGACGAATGCAAACATAGCCCCGCTGTCAGCTGGAAGCGCATCATCGAGTCATGCCAAGGACTTCGATACGGATTCGATGCTACCCCTTGGAGCGATGACGATGAGCGGAACAAGGTCACCCGGTTGTTGTTCCGGGATTCGGTCTACGAGATCTCTCGAAGCGACATCGGGGATTCATTGGCCGACGCCTACCTGGAGATCAGCGACGCCACCGACCTGAACATCCAGACCAAGATTGACGAGAACATCGACCGGCTGTTCCAGACTCGCCGCAGGTATATGCGGATCAGCGATGAAGACCTGAAGAAGATGTGCGCTTGGGAATCGCTGGTGGACATCGGTATCTGCCAGAACAATGAGAGGAACCGGTATGCGGTGCAGTATGCTCTGGACCATCTGGACATGCAGACGCTCATATTGATCCCGCGTATCACGCTTGGAGAACAGTACGAGGCAAGCATCCCGAACGCTCGCTTGGTGCATTCCAAGATCGGGAAGAAAGACAGGCGCTCGTACATGGAAGAGTTCAAGGCCGGAAATCTCAGGACCATGATTGCCACCTCGTTGGCCGACGAAGGACTGGACCTTCCCAACGTCGAACTGCTCATCATGGTGAGCGGCGGTCGGTCATCGCAGAAGACCATCCAGCGGGCGAGCCGCGCTCTTCGTAAAACAGAAACAAAAAACTGTGCGACAATCGTGGACTTTTCAGACAAGTTCCATCCTATCGGAGCGTTCCATGCCAAGAAGAGGATGAAGAGCTACCGTGAACTTGGCTGTATATTTATTACAAAATGAGCGAATCAACGACGAACGAAACAACCGCGACACCAACCGAGAACGTGGTTTACTTGATCGGCGAGCTACGAGCGATCAGTCGAAAGACAGAGACAAAGACAGGGGCATTGATGGTCAGGAGATCCATCTCGATTGCTCGTCACTGGACGGATACTGAAGGCCGGTTCCATGAAGACTACGACGAGTTCGAGTTGTCGTCATGGGGTCAGGTCGCAGAAAAGATTCTTGATATCGGCAACGGCGCGTTGGTGCGCGTCAAAGGCCGGGTCAAAGTTGAGAAATGGAGCGAAGGTGGAGATACAAAAAGTGCGGTACGCATCGCGGCGGAAAACGTCACGGTGCTGTGTTTCTAAAAGGAGCGAATGAAAAAACAAATCGTAGCGTGTGATCCAGGTGTCGGTGGCGGATTTGCCATCAACACACCGGACGGAATCATCCTGATGGCGATGCCTGAGTCGTTGCCCGACATCCATCAGATCCTCATCGGGTTCAAGATGGCGGAATCTCAGTTCTGGGTGGAGAAGGTTCCAAAGTTCGTGTGCAAGCTGACGCCTGCTGCTAGCGTGGCGACCCTGCATGAGAACTACGGCATCGTCCAAGGACTAGCGTACTCTCAAGGATACGGACTGCACCGGGTCGAGCCGAAGATCTGGCAGGATCCACTTGGTCTTGGTGGACGGAAATCGTGTGCGACCAGTGCAGAGTGGAAGCGAAAGCTGCGTGCCAAGGCCCAAGAACTGTATCCACATCTCGACGTCACGCTCAAGAATTCAGACGCATTGCTCATCCTTCACCACGCCCTCGGCGGCGGTCGCTAAAAACAACAAAATGAAAAACGACATCTCCCATCGACAGTTCTTGAAAGATGCACCCAAGCTTATCGACTATGCGATCATTCGCGGCTGGATGAGCAGGCCGAAGCCAAAGCAAGACGCTGATGGCACCTGTTCTACGGACGCGATTTCCCATCTCGATGACGATGAAATTCAGGAACCTAGCAAACAGCGCAGTAGAAGTTGAACTCATATCAGATGATGTTGAGATACTGATAGGTGAAACGAAGTGGCCCGGCGTGGCTTATATCCAAGATGGAAAACGAAAGATACACGTCACCACTAGTGCCAGGTTCAAATCAAGGTTCGTGCCGATAGATGCGACACCCTGATCTATACATAGATGCACAGAGCAAGCTCTTTGCGAAGTTTCAGACGCGCTCCATACGCATACATCATTGGAGCAAGTACCTGATGACACCCAAAGAGCTTGCTCTCCTTTTCGGAAAGCTGGAGAAATCAAATTCTGTTCTTCGAGAGATAGCCAAGACCGATCTTGGCAAAAGCGGAGAACTAGCGCGCAAACAACTTGGAATCGAATGAATCAATCAAATGTGGACCGCGCGAGAGCGTGGTTGAGGAACACCCCTGGAGCAGTCACAGGGCAGAACGGACATGGAGCGACCTTCGCCGTCGCCACGTCGCTGGTGCATGGATTTGAGCTATCGCATGGAGACGCGGAAGCGTTGTTCAACGAGTACAACTCGAAATGCGTTCCACCGTGGAAACCGCATGAACTGGCCCACAAGCTGGTCGAAGCGTCGAAGGTGGCACACGATAAGCCGAGAGGATGGCTCTTGTCCGCGCAGAGCGGCACGCCTGTATCGACCACCGGCAAGTTCATCGTCAAAAGACCGACGCAACCGATTCCGGTTCCTGCAAAGCGATTCTCCATCGCTGACTTCCTCAAGGCGTGCTTTGAACCGGATGAAGTGGTCTGCATCTGCAATGACATCATCTGCGACGAGGCGGGCAACGGAAGGCCGGGGTCGAAGGGTACGTTCCTGACTCGCGACAACTGGATATCCAAGCACTTCACGGATCCCATCAGCTCGATGTGGACGAGCCAAGAGAGCCGTGGCTCCTATGTCCGGGTCAACCCGTGCAGCGACGAGAGCGGATCCGATTCTGGCGTCTCAGCCTATCGCCATGTCCTCGTTGAAATGGACGAGAAGTCCAAGGACGAACAATGGACCGTTCTCAAGGAATCCAAGTTGCCGATGTCCGTGGTCATTGATTCAGGCGGCAAGAGCCTGCATGGATGGGTTCGGGTCGATGCAGCGGACAAAGCGGAATGGACAGAGCGTCGAGACATCGTTTATCGACACCTCGAAGCCATTGGCATCGACCCGAAGAACAAGAACGCGAGTCGGTTCTCTCGTCTTGCCGGTGCGATGCGCGATGGCAAGGAGCAGAAGTTGTTGGCCATCAATGTCGGGTCGATCACTTGGGAAGCGTTCACCGACTACTTGGAGTCTCAGGAC